ACCGTGTTTTATCTAACGAAGATATTGACCAATTAAGACCTTTTGTTGAAAAACAGGAGTGGTCGTCTTGGGATCAATCACTAACAGTTAGCGTGCCTCAAACAAATGATATTGTGCAAAAAGTAAAAAATGCAGTAAATTCTGACTTTGACAATAGTCTGCCATTATTTAATGAAGTAGATTGGTCACAAATAGTTGTATATGATACAGGATGTTCTATGAATTTTCATTTAGACCAAGCTTCAGACAAAACAACAGGGACGTCTGTTACTTTTTTAAATGAAGATTTTGCTGGAGGTGAGGCTATTGTAGAGGGCGTGCAAATTGCTCCTATTAAAGGTAGAACTTATTACATGGACGGAAAAATGTATAAGCACGCTGTTTTAAATGTTATAAAGGGAGCCAGATATACTTTAACGTGCTGGTATAAAAAAATTAATGGCTAAAATTACAATTACTAGATTACCTAACGCTACACCAGAGTATGACGCTGGTCAGTTTGATCAGATGATCAGATTACTGGATCAAATTATATTTTTATTAAATACGAACTATCAGCAAGATATAAAAGAAGAATCAGAGTCGGAGGGTTTTTTCCTTGGCTAATACATTTAAAAGCGCAATGGTTGATATAACTTCAACCGATTTAACAACCATACTAACAGTGCCGACAGCTAATCCTGGTGCTACACCTCCTGTGCCACCTACAACAGATGTTATCAAATCTATTTTAATTTGTAATGATTCTGGTAGCACAACATTAGTGGATTTAGAAGTCGTTAGATCTTCTGCTACTTTTGAAGTATTCAAACAAAAAAGTGTAGCTACAAACACTACAACAGAATTATTATCGCAACCTCTTGTCTTGCAAGAATCTGATATACTAAAAGCACAAGCTAATGCTGCCAACCAAGTTCACATAATTGTAAGTTTTATGGAGGTTACAAAAGGTCAACTTTAGAAAGGATGAATATGAAATTACAAGGTATGTTTGTTACCCCTGTGTTTACTACAGAGTTAGTAAATAATTATAATTTGGAACAAAAACTTTATGATTTACAAAAACAAGATAAAGTTGGATCACCAAAATCAAACGTAAAAGGATGGCATAGTAAAGAAGATTTATATTTGCATGAAGACTTTAAAAAAATAACTCAGGACATAATGTTTCAAGCACAACAATGTTTTGATGCATTAAGTGTAGAAAAAAAATATGGTCCAGAAATGACTGGGTTATGGGGTATGATAAATCCACCAGGCGCTAGAAACACAGTGCACACGCATCCACTTAATTTTTTATCTGGAGTATATTACTTAAAAGTACCCAAAAACAGCGGAAATCTTGTTTTTATAGAGCCAAGACCACAAGCCGAAGTGCTTGATCCACCTAAGAACCAAGATTTATCAGTTCATTTTGCACATAGTGTGCAGTGGGAAGCAAAAGAGAATAACTTGATTTTTTTTCCTTCATGGTTACAACATGAGGTGCAACAAAATAATTCTAATCAAGATAGGATTATTTTAAGTTTTAATTTAAGATGGAGAGAGTAAAATGCCAATAGTTAAAGACGCTGAACAAATTGGAACAGTAACATTAGAGGATGGTAGAGTTGTTCCTAAATACAATGTTAAAACAGAGACGACAATCACTAACATAGATACGGGAAAAGAATACGAGTCTGAAGAAGCTATGCAAGCCGATATAGATGATCCAAACACTTCTACAACCGCAGAAAAAATTAAACGCGATGTAAAAGTATTTGCTCCATCATTAAAAGATATGTTGGGTAAGACTCCTAAGTCTTAGGATTCTTACATTCACAATCACCATTACAGTGTGTAGCAGTATCTTTTAGGTGACGTTCTAAGTCCCTTTCAGCCGCTAATAGTCTTTCGTGGTACCTGCTCACCTTGTCAGCAAGGACAGCAATAGCTTTTAAATAATCTTGTTCGCTCATATTTATCTCCTGTGATTTTAAATTTTGGTGAGAACCTAATGTAAGCATATTTTTTTGTTCTGCAATATAATTATTTTAAATTGTTTTCTTGACATCGATTTGGTGTTATAGATTAGTAAAATATAAGATAAGAAAGGATTAAATATGGCTGGCTGGGAACTTGGGAAAAAAATTAAAACTAAAGCTATAGTTATGGGAAAGATCATAAGAAAATATGAATTACCCTTAGATGAAGTCGATGAATTAAATAATATTTTTGAAAAAAATAAACATACTTTAAAATCATATGGTAACAAATTAGCTGGACACATAGAAACAGAATTAGATGTAACTAATATGTTACCGAGTGCAAAAATAATTTATACCATGTACGAATGCATGAAAGATTGTGTGACAGAAAACGGTAAACTTTTACATACAAAAGATTTTGAAAATATAAAAGACTACAACATTACTTCTGCTTGGATAAATGATATGAAAGATGGAGAGTGGAATCCACCTCATACACACAATGTTACAAAAGAGGGATACTCTTCTGGTTGGTCAACAGTTTTATTTTTAAAAACACCTGAGATGAATATTAATAATGATGTACATAAAAATTTATTAAATGGTAGATTAACATTTACTGATGTTCATGGTGAAAAGGTAACATCATTTCATCCAGTTGTGGGAGATTTTTATATATTTGATGCTAAACATCAACACTTAGTAATGCCAATACAATTGAAAAATCCTACAGAAACTAGAAGATCTTTATCTTTTAATTTTGAAATTATTCGTCAGCAATAGCGCCGTGTTTACCAGCGACTAAATCAGCATGAAGAGCTCTTCCATGCTCCTCTACGTCATTAGCGTTTGCTGTAAATGGTGTCCATTCTTGTGTGTCGTCTCCTAAATGAGTCCATTTAGTTTCACATTCAATCACTTTTATGGGGTCACCATTACTATCAAGCACATTTTCTATTATATGATTACCTGATTCGTCTTTAACAGATGCACCGTTTTCATCTCTTTTAAAATCTTTTATCGTATACCATCTTGGATTTCTTACTGCTATTAATGTTGTATCCATTATGACTGCCTCAAAAATACTGTGGTTTGTTGATCTGTACCAGCTGGATTTTGTGTAAAGCCCATTCTCACCCAAGTACCAGTTAAAGTAGTGCCAGGGTGATTACCACCAGCATTGGACGGTCTTAAAGAGCTACCTGAAGTTGTTCCGCCAAAAGGTCCTGACCAAGGGTGACCTCCCTGATATTCTCTGCACATAGCATAGGATCCAACGTCAGCTCCACCTAGTCCTGCTGTGCCTGTTCCAATGGCTGTTGCTGTCGGTGCTGGTAAATTAGTCAAGTCTGCCCCTGAAATCTCAGGCAAATTACCTGTTAATTTAGTTGCATCTAAAGTTTGTGTACCTGTAACGGTGGTACCACCCACAATTAAAGCCATTACGCGATCTCCTCTAAATTAAATTTATATTTTTTACCATTTAATCTATTCAAGATAAAGAGGTTTTCATCACCCTCCTGAATAGTCCAATGACCTGAAGTTCCATCAACTTCATTAGCTCTAGTTTTAGTGTTATTTAAATTTAAGTCACCAGTATATATGTCTCTCCATTGAGCAGTAGAAGAACCTAAGTCATGTGTATCATCAGCAGCTGGTATAACAGCACCGCCAAAAGTAGCACCAGAATTGAATGTGGCATTACCTGCAGCACTACCATCTATTGTAAGAAAAGTTGTGTCTGAACCACCATCAGTGCCTTTTAATATGATATCTGTGTCATCTCCTTGAGCATCTATAACAATATTACCAGCAGATGTTGCTAAAGTAGATGCAGCATCACCTGTTGCAATATCATCTAATTTAGTTGTTGTTGAAACTGTTCCAAAAGAAAGAGTTCCTGCTCCATCAGTTTTAATAAATTGACCATCTGAACCATCACCAGTAGGTAATGTCATTGACGTAGTGCCAAAACCAATTGCATCCATACGAACTGTGCCGTCAAAGAAAGCGTCTTTAAATTCTAAAGATGCTGTTCCAAGATCAATATCATTAGTTGTAGAAGGTGATAAAGCTCCATCTGATAATGTTATTTGATTTGCATTAGCAACTTTAAATGTAACTACGTCATCAGAAGCTGCTGAGATAGTTGTATCAGCATCAGCGTCTAAAGTTAATGTTTGACCGTTAAGATCAACTGGAGCAGTAACTGTTCCTGGTCCTGCAAAAACATCATACCAGTTTGTTCCATCAGTAGCGACTAGTCTAGTAGCTCCGTTTTCAATTGTTAAAGTGTTACCAGATGCACCAAGTCTTGCTGTCATAGCATAAGGACCTGAAGATCCAGAATCTGTTGTTGCGTTTGTAATTAAATAAATTTTTTGTGTAGCTGGGAACTGTGCAATTCTTACTGCACCATGTGCCCCTGTTAATCTTATATGTGCGTTTCTAGCTTGGTTGTTTGCTTGAGATTGTGGTCCATCAGCATTAGTTAAAGTTGTAACTGCATTATCACCACAAGCTACATCTACGACACCAGCAATTGAAAACTCTAAAGATTGAGAAAAGTTATTGTTTGTAATAGTACCCCAAGTTCCTGAATTTGCACCAGTAGCTTGAAGCTCTATTCTTAAACTTGTCGAATATGTCGAACTCATAATATCTCCTATATAAAGTTAAAAATTAAAGTTTGTCAAAACTTTTATGCAGCTTTATGGACCTCTGTCCAACTTATATCGCTGTTTGAGTCGTCTACCTCTGACCAGAAGGTGCCTTGTAGAGTACCAGTTGAACTTGTAACAGAATTACCAGTAAGTGTCAAAGTCGAAGTTCCAGTGACTGTCAAAGTTCCAGTGCTCGCAGTGGCGGAAACACCTGTGAAGGTGTAAATAGAGGATTGACTCTCATCCCCTAAAGACGATGTTAAAGAATTACCCGATACTGAAATATCTACACTACCAACAAAACTTGTTGCACCACTAACAATATTAAGCCCAGTAGCTGAAAAAGCGTTTGCGTCTGCAGAAGGAGTGTTAGCTTGACCACCCATGCCCGAGTGATTAACACAATAGTAGTATAAAGTAGGAGCATCAGTGGCTACAGTTATTTGTGTATAGGCACCAGCTTGTCCAGCAGTGCCAAATACTGTTACACCTGTAGTATACTCACTGCCTCCTCCGTGTGTTCCGTCTGAAGTTTCTGAAAAGCGCAAACCATGTGTATCATTTGAATTATCAGATTGATCAAAATAATATGTATTGCCTTCAGCTAACTCTAAAGTTGGTTGTGGAACACCATCTATCGCATAAATATTTGCTGTATCAGAAGCGTTTCTAACTACTGTAACTGTTTTGGTAATAAACGACCCCGTTCCTACCACCTCAACATCGGTTGAAACTGCCTCAGTTCCTAAAGAAGCTGTGTTAGATACTCCTGTTGGAGTAACTACTGCATTACCTACTGCAGTTATTGTGCCTGCAGAAGCAGTAAGCGCATTACCTGATGGGAAAGCTGTTTTACCAATCTGAACAGACGCTGTGCCTATTGATATATCTAATTCAGGTTCACTAGCAGCTACAATAGTTAGTTGTGAGTCACCTGAAATAGAGAAAGTTCCTATTGAAGAGGTAGAAGATACACCACTTACAAATATAGAAGTACCAGGAGTGGTAATTGCAGAAGTAAGACCAATACCTGTAGGAGTGATATTTACATCTGCTGTTGCTACAGATGTGCCTACCGAAGATGTTAAAGCATTACCTGTAAATGCGTACTCTGACTCTAATATATTCCAAAGGTTGTCACTCCAACCAATAAGTGTTCCTGTACTTTGATTTGCTCCACGGCCCCAACCAGATTGAGGAACAGCAGTAGCTGATTCATCACCTTGCTGTGCTTGTAATCCTATTCCTGTAGCTGTAACAGCTGAAGATCCTG